CCTATTATTGGACCTGACGGTAGACCAAAATATAACGACGCATTAAATACTTCATTTGGGGCACCACCGGTTTTAGTGTTAAGAATTGGTGACTTTTTCAATACTAAAATCATACCAACACAACTTGGTCTTACATTTGAAGGATTAGATTTAAACCCTGAAGGTATTGGAATACAACCAATGTTAGCAAAAGTAACATTGGGATTTAATATTATTGGAGGTATGGGACTTAAAGAACCTGTACAACAATTACAAAACGCACTTTCATTTAATTTTTATGCGAATACAGAAATTTATGACGAAAGAGCGACCGCAACTGAAGACACAAGTAAGTTAGACAAATATGTTGTAAATAAAATAACAGGAGGAGTTCCACCTGTTAGTCAGCAACAAGTCAATCAAATTAATAGTGTACAACCACAAAAAGGTGGAGATACAGTTGGTACAGTGGTCGATGGGACTACTATGGACTACGCAGGGATATATACAGAGTTAGAAGGAAAATTACAAGAGTATTTTAAAGCCTATAGCGATATGTTGAGTAAAACAACATTGGATTATTCATATGGAGCAACTTTAATTGCTATGAAAAATAACAACTATACTAAAGGTGAACTTTGTGGATACATAAATGAAGCGGTTGATACCGTTATTTACGGTAAGTCTAATGAGTATCAAAATTTTGTTGATGATTTATATGGTGAGGTAGTAAAAGACATTAATCAAGGAGATAACCCAATTTTATTTGCGGCAATAAATAGATCGGGCGGTATAACCGGAAAACAAAAAAGAGAATTAGAAGAAAAATTAAAAATACAAGTCTCTACAGGTAAAGGGGAGATATTAAACTCAATAACTAACAACACGACTAACATAGTTTCTGTAGAAAATGAATTGAACTATATTTTTAGACGGTTAGATGTGGTATCATCAAAATTAGATGGAAGGTTACAAGGGACAAACGAACCATTATTATATGACTTAAGTGGTGATACATTCTTCAGTGTAAACGAAAATAGCGGATCTATTATAGATGTACTCACATTTAAAGTGAAAAATATTATTGAAAGTTTTAATGGTTTAATTTATGCTCGAGGATTTACAGGTGATTACTTTAAGAAAAGTAACTCTACTATTGATAGTGGAAGTGGTTGTTCGTCTGTTGTTGTTGGGTTAAACCAATCTTTCTTTGTTGATTGTCCTACTAATAGATATTATAGTCTTATGTCGCCATTCTTCTTAACTGAAAATAAATACCAAACAATGGTTAATGAGTTGACAAGCGGTAATGAAGTTAAAGGTGATACTAATTTGGTTGATCTTATTAAAAGTACATGTGAAAATTTAAAAAACACACAATTCGCACCTTTTAAAACTTATTGGGAGGGAGAATTGAAAAAGTTAGTTGACGACCCAATTTATATACAAGCCTCAACTTGGAAGATACCAGATAACACAGTAAAAACTTGTGGTTACAAAACTCCGGCTGAAGGCAACTTAAACACAAAAACTAAAAGAATTAAAGACTTATATTCAAAAAATAACTTGAATGAACAAAAATCAACATTCAACGGGAAAGTAACATTTAATTAATTATGGCATATCAATATTGGAATAGGTATTCGGATTTTTTGCTCAATGGTGAACAAACTGTTGTACCGTATGTGCAATTACCCTCAAAATCATCTGATAAAAATTACATCTATATTGTTGGACAATCTAGATTGGATAAAGTATCGCAACTTTATTATAACACACCATACTTTGGGTGGTTAATACAAGCGGCAAACCCCCAATATTCAGGAGATGAATACTCAATCCCTGATGGAGCAGTTTTAACAATTCCATTTCCTTTGGTTGCTTCACTACAAGACTATAAAAATACATACGAAAACTATTTCTTCTATTATGGTAGGTGATCAAGAAAATATTTTAGTTGAACTTGATTATGATAACATTAGTTTAATTGACCCAAATAAAACTGTTGATGAACTTGGTAATGTTAGCGATAGATTGGTTAAACAAGAAAACTTAGTTTATTATGCTAATTTAGAATGCAATGTTTTACCAAGAACAAAGTTAGCGGTTGGTACCGCAATGAACGACTCATCAAGAACTATATCAGTTAGTAAAATTAATTTTTTAAATCCCGGAAATAAAACATTCATGGATACCAATTGGGCGGATGAAGTAACGGGCAAGGATACTCTTTCAGGTCAGGGTGTAAATCAACCAAAACAAAACTCGGTAAAAAACCCAAATAAATCTGACGATTATTATATGACACAAAACCTTTGGTCTAATGGTACTCCAGGTGCGGTAGACAATGGTTTGTTAGGTATGAAAGCCATTAGGGTATCAATTGGTACAGATTTTTTACCTGTAATTGATGTTGATTTAGAGGATGTTAAAGGTAGAGCGTTATTTGAAGGTGGAAACAACTCACCATATGCTGCGTTTTTCCAATTACCATACCCACAATTCACATTAACCTTAAAAGGATACTATGGGAAAGCAATTAAGTTTCCTATAATGTTACAGTCTTTTACATCAACATTTGACCCATCAACGCACAACTTTCAAATTAAATTAAAGTTTTATGGGTACAAATATACTTTGTTGTCTTATGTAAATTTTGGAGCTTTAATGGCGGTTCCTCAAATGTATAAAAGTACAATTACCACAACACCTGTAGTTAAACAACAAGGTAATACCACATCTGGTTCTGACTCTGTTACCGCACCACAAACTGTGAGTAGAGGATATCAAAAAATGAAAGAGATTTATTCTGATTATAAATCTAAAGGACTTATTCCTGATAACTTTCCTGAGATAACATTACTACAATTAAAATATAGATTACAAAACTTTATAACAGATGTTTTAGCTCAATTTGAAAAGGAAAACATGGGTCTTCTTACAGACATGACGCTCTTTACAAACAATCTTTTAACCTACCAACAAATTATATTCCTATATGGGAATGGATCATGGTTTTCAACTAACATGGATAGAGAAAATCCTATTGTGTTAAAAACAAAAGAAAATACATTTGTTTTTAAGGAAGTATTAGACTTAGAAAAAAGAGGTATTGCGGTCGCAAAACTTGAAGGAGACATACAACAATATAATGACATCTTAGGTCAAAATAGTATTTTTGGGATTAATGGTAGTTACACAATTGGTGGTATAAAAACTAAGTCAGACATACCATCAAATGTTTCGGTAGGAAAACTAAAAAAACAAGTTGATATAAATCAAATTGATTTGGTTACAACCTATGTTTCACAAAAAAATGCACCTAAAGGAGATTATAAAGAAAGTGATGCTGTTATTATTAACTTTAAACAAACTTTAGAGGGAATTTTAAAGAAAAATAATAACACCGTTTGGTTTTTTGAGGGTTCAAATTCGTTTATGTCAATAACAGATTCTATGGCAAAAAAGGTATCTGAATTTAGAAAAAAAATTGAATATGAAATAAGTGCCTCTTTAGCTACAAAATTTAACGCACAAGGTAATGGTGGTTTGGGATTCGTACCATCAATTAGAAATATACTTGCAGTCTTTTATTGTCAAGGAGAAGCGTTTCTTAGATTGTTAGATGAGGTTCATAAAAAAGCTTGGGACCAAAGAGAAAATCAATTTAGAAGAGCGGCAATATTTGGTAATATTTCCGCAGCACCTAGCGTTGATGTAAAAACATCATCACAAAACAACGAACCAATTTATCCATGGCCACAAGTAATTAAAGAAAGTATTGGTGAGGATAATAAAGAAAAATTTGAAGTTATTTATCCTGGTGATCAAACCGTAGCAAGTACTTATAGGGCGTATAGCCCTGAAGTTTGGCCTGAAGTTGAATTTGTTGAACAATTTATTAAAGGGTATACGGAAAGGTTGGCCGATAAGGATATTGATTTCCAAGTATTCGATAGTAACACCCAACCATTAAGAGAATCTTTAAATTCGATTGATTTCCCCATCTCAAATGAGGTCTTTCAAAATAAAGAAGAATCTAAATACTTTTATGAGATTTACGAAAGACTTATTGTTAATTCTTATTATAGTAGATTCAATAGAAAGAGTGGATATAATTTAAGTATATATGAAGTTGAGTCTGATAGTGAAGCGGTAAATATCCTACAAAGTTTAGGCAATGACAATCCATTCTTATCTAAAAAATTAAAAGAATATCTTTTAGATTCAAACAACTATGTCCCATTTTTAATGCATATATCAAATCAAGGTCAAGGTGAGAGTTGGCAAACATTCTCTAGAGGTGAATTTGTAACCCCATACCTAAAAAATGATGCGGCTAACCCAAATGTTATTTACAATGGGTCTATTTTTTCATCTCTTAAATCTCAACCATCCGTATCGTTATCAAACGCTAATAATATTACAAACATAAATAAGTACTTAAGTAATTCATCAGTATCTAACGAATTTGATTTTGTGGATACATACCCATTTACAAATTTTTCTTGGGTTAAAACAAATATGGCTAATGGGAAAAGTTTAAATAATGTTACAGATGTAATAGACACTAAATTAGTTATAGGTTATAATGAAGTCCATAAAACCGTAACAAACTTTACGCTCTCAGATACTAATAACGACAAAAGACCATTTACACATTTTAATTTTATAAATTTAAATGTCACAATCGACACATCAAACCTTAAGACTTTTTATGAAACAAGAGGGTTTGCAAGTCAGTTGATTACTGAAGGTAATTTAAATTATGAAAACTATACCAACTACTTAACAGATTCTCAAACGACATCAATGTTGAATACCCCATATTTTATTAATGCAATACAACAGGGGGTATTTAATTTCAGATACAAACAAAATGATTTATATCCTTACAAAAATGCTGCTTATCTTTTCTTAAACAGTTTGCCTTTAGCGACTTTAAAAGAAAAATATAAGACATACTCGAATGAAACTGAAACTGATTTAGATTACATTGTTGCAACACTAAAAAAGTTTGGGGCTGTACATAAGTTACCATATGCATGGATATTAAAATACGGATCAATTTGGCACCGATATAAAATTTATAGAGATACAGGAGTCGACATATTAGATGATGTGTGGAAAGACTTTAATTATTTAGAAAATTGGGATCCTGCGACTTCCGCCGCAACATATAACTATAATCTTGTTGTTGATGGGACACAAAAAAATTTAGTTTTGGATACCACAACAGGATCTCCATCATTTACGGATATTAATACAGGATTCTACCCACAATTGATGGATGACTTTAATGTGTTTATACAAGGTCTTAAATTGTTTAGTGGTCAAACACAAGTTTCGGGAACATGTATTGTACAAACAATTACGGGAGCAAGTAATGTTATACAAGTTACGGGAACATGTTCCACAAATGGTACTGGTATTACAATTAATAGTATATCAAATAACTTTATTACTTTACCACATACAATTTTTATTCCTTCACTAAATGCTAATATACAATTAGTGACACAAGTAACTGGTACAACAGGAGGTATTGGATACTATACCACACCATTAAACTTTAGCGCCGCATTTACAACCTTACCGTTTGTGTTGGGGTCATATGGTTACTTAACAAATACAACACCATACCCAATACAACCAGGACAAATTATTGGTGGTAGCCCATCTACATCTGCGGTTACAGTTTTAAATATATACAGTGCAACTACAGGAGTCACTCAAATTTATGAACTAACAAGCACATCGGCAGAAACATATAATTATACTGTGTTGAATCCACCAATACAAGTGATTGCAATTTCAAATAATGTGGTTACAAATGGATCAATATTAAACGGACAGAACCTTAATGGTAATGTTGTTATTACATCACAAGTTTCAGGTTCAACAGGAGGAATAGGATTATACCAAACCTCAACAATACAAACGGCAAACACATCAAACTTTGTTGTTCAAAATGCTTATGTTCAGGGAATTGGGTCACAACAAATACAAAATTATCTTAACGACAATAAGTTAATGATGTTTAACACACAAAACTCAACAATTTTTGAAACATCAGGATTTGACCCAAATAGTAATCAAAGATCTATGAGAGTTAGTCCTTGGTCTGTTGTTGTTAGAAGTACATTACTTCCTGATTCATATTATGTTTTGCCTTCATTTGGTTCTAATATTAATCAAGCAAAAGTTGAAGCGTTTAAGAATCAAAAAATGAAAGTTGAGTTATCTAATAATCCAGCAATGTTTAATGGTAGTGTTAGGTTATTTTGGAACGCACCACAATACGGATGGTTTGATAATTCAAAAATTGTAAAAAATAGTCCCGATACCTACCTTAAAAAAATATTGTTTAACCAATCTAGCCAACAAAACTTTTCATTATATGGTGATATAACACAATACAGTAACTTTGAAGAGTTGTTCACAACATTTGAACTTGAATTAATGGATAAGTTTGAGTCGGAATTTTTAAACTTCAGCAGATCTGTTTACGATTATAACGACACATTACCCAACTATCTTGTACAAGAGGAAAGTTTTCCTGGATCAAAACAATTGCTTAATGGCGTAAGTGAAGAAGAAAAAAGTTATAAAAATTTTCAATACTTAATGAGGTCTTTATTGATAATAAATAAACCAACAGGAACCTCACCAGAAACAAAATTAGAAAATGTAATTACACAACAAAACCAAAGATTCCAATTTGTATTGGGAGAATTTGTTAATTACAATGTCGCATTTAAATTTGGAAATCCAAGTAATTTTAATAAAAGATTATACTATACATTTTCAACAAGATATATTGAGGAACCGATTATTTATGCACCATACGAACAAGGAAATTTACCACCACAAGTAAGTTTATCACAATCTAAACAACAAAATCCAAAAACTTGGTTGGCTTTAGAAAAATATGTTGGGACATCAACAATACCTCAGTTAGAATATAAAAATAGTGGTTCTTATATCACGGACTTTTTTATTAATATGAATGTTGCGTTTAATGAAAAAAATGTTCAAGATTTTTCACCAATCATTAAAATATTTGCAACTCAAAAATTATTAAACAGTAACTTAAATGTTACAAGTTTTTATAACTTGATGGACAATTATTTAATAGATTCTGAAACTTATATTGGAACAGTTTTAAACACTATGTTACCTGTAGTAAGAAATGGTTTACCTAATGTTTTCATAAATAATGATGATAGCGCTAATAGAGCTGGATTGGAGGCAGGCTTTACAGAACAAACAAGAACGGAACTTTGGGAAACATTTAAAGCGTTAAATGACACATGGATTGCAGGATTTGATTTTCAAAATAAAACACTTTTTGAAGATGTTATGTTGGTTGATAGAGCTAGTAGAAATGTTGGAGATAAAATATTAGTGGACATTTTTGGTATTATTAATTTATTAGAAGATGGTGCAACAGAAAAACACTCAGGGTCAAACTCATATAAGAACACATTACTTGACATGGTTACAACTATTTTAGTACAGAATAACTTCCAACACTTTATGTTACCGTCTTATGTTAATTTTTATAATGTGCAAGACGCACAAAAAAACGCAACACCTAGACCTGATGGAACACTCGAAGTTGGTAATATGATGTTTGGTACTTATTTAAATGTGGATTATAGACAAAGTTCTCCTAAATTCCTTTGTTATTATGTAAACAAACCAAGTGAACATCTTAACTTGAATGACAATATTGATTATAGATTTAGAGATGATGCTTTTGATTTAAGAAGGGCAAGCGACAATCCATTAGTTGAAAACTTGGCAAATAAAAATGATTGGGATAAATCTAATAAGATTGTAGGTTTTAATGTTGATATCACACGAGAGAATCAACAAATATTTACATCGTTCAGTGTTGCTCAGGATCCTGGTAAACCAACATCAGAATCATTGGAAGTTTTAAACCAAATGGCTAACTTAGGTAAAAACAGAAGATCAACAACTCAAAATGTTTCCTTGTATAACTTATACAAAAATAGAAGTTACTCATGTTCTGTTGATATGATGGGGTGTGCGTTAATCCAACCAATGATGTATTTTAATATTAGAAATATACCAATGTTTTCAGGACCATATATGATCACTAAAGTTACTCATGATGTTTCTGAAAACGGATTCAAAACACAATTTGAAGGAATTAGACAACCATTCTATAGTTTACCGACAGTTGATAATTTTTTACAGACATTAAATGAAAAATTAGTTTCTCAATTACAAACTAAAGTTAGAGAAAATGAAGAATTAAACAAAGCTAAATCAGAGAATGTACAAATACAAGCGTCTAATACTATTGCTAATTTAAGTAGTGAAGATACATTAACAAAAAATCAAGATTGTGCGGCACAAATAAAGTCAAGATATCAAGGATTTGTTGCAACCGATGAACCAACACCGACTTCGTTTTCTACAAAAGATTTATATAATACAATTGTACAAGTTCTTTTAGATAATAAATATTCTCAAACCGGAAGTACTTTTGGTTATTTAGTATCTTTAATGTTCACATTTGTATTTGTCGATTCAGGAACTGGTAATGGGTCAGAAATAAAAGCATATGAGAATAATTTTAGCACTATTGATCTAACTCAAGTTTATGCTGATAAATTTTTTGAGTATATAAACAGAAGATACTATTGTGTTTCTAGAGGGTCTAACCCTAACCTTCCGGTGGTTTCGTTCAGAAGTTTATATGATTTTCTAAACTTTGTTCATTATTCAGTAAGAAATTTACCAACAAATATTAAAGCGGAATTACAAAACTTTGGGGATAATGAATTACCTTTTATATATGCAAAACTTTATGTTTTGTATTATCCTGTAAACCAAAACTCTAATGTTTATACTCAAATTGAAAAGGACAAAAATCAAATAGATAAATTAAGACAGGAGTTTATAAGCGCGGCAAATGTATTAACGGCAATTTTACAATAAACATGATATTTATAAATAAAAACATATATGAACACTAAATTAATATTAGATAACTACTTGGGTAAAAATACAAGAGTTTCAGAAAAAGATATGGGTGATGGTACTAAACAAGTTTGTGATTTAGACACAGGAGATTGTTATACTGTAAGAATAAAAGACGGATTGATTGAAAGAGTTGACAATACAATGAAGACATTCAAAAAAATTCAAGTAGAAACCAAAAATGGTATAAAAACTTTATTGAACGGATAAGATGAAAATTGACGAAAAAATATTAAATGAGATTGCAAGATATCAATCAATAAATAAGTATATCATGGAACAAGATGTTCCACCACCGGTTGAGGATCCAGCATTAACGGGAGCAGGAGCACCACCACCACCAACTGATGCCGCAGGAGCACCACCAGCGGCAGGAGCGACTCCACCACCCGCACCACCCGCAGGAGAACCTATTGATTTATCTAAAGATCCTGATGTTGAAGAATTACCTGGTGATGATGAAGAAGGAACAGAGGGTGAAGGTGAAACTGAAGAACTAGATATAACGGACTTAGTTGATTCACAAAAAACTATGGCAGATAAACAAGAAGAATATTTTGAAAACTTGTTTAATCAAATTAAAACAATGGAAGAAAAATTGGCCGAAATGGACAATATAGTTCAAAAAATTGATATATTGGACGCTAAAGTTGAGAGATATAGACCTAAGACACCACAAGAAAAACTTGAACTAAGAAGTTTAGATTCCGGACCATACAAACAAAACTTAGCAGACTTCTTCAAAGACAAAGAAGAAGAAATGGAAAAAACAGGTAAAAACGAATATGTTTTAACCCAAGATGAAGTTGAAAACTTTAGCCCTTCCGACATTGAAAAAACATTTAATGAACCAATGGAAGACGAAGACGATATTTTATTAAACAGATATAATTCATAAGTTTTAAGGTCGAAAATATAGACCTTAAACTTTTTTTACAATACTATTTGACTATACCTTTTTATATACCTATAATTCTACAATAAACCTTTAATTTAAATTTAACTAAAATGGCGACAAATTCATTAGACGCAGTACTTTCACAGTACGAAAAATCACAAAGTAGCTCAAACGCTACATCAAAAATGTCTTCAGAAGACCGTATGAAAAAATATTTCGCGGCAATATTGAAAGACAACGAAAAACAAGGTCAACGGACAATCCGTATTTTACCTACAACAGACGGATCTTCACCATTCAAAGAAGTATGGTTTCACGAAGTTCAAGTAGACGGTAAATGGCAAAAATTTTACGATCCAGCAAAGAATGACAATGAGCGTTCACCTTTGAATGAAGTTTATGAAGAACTTATGTCAACAGGAAAAGAATCTGACAAACAATTAGCAACACAATATAGATCTCGTAAGTTTTATATTGTAAAAGTTGTTGATCGTGATAACGAACAGGATGGCGTAAAATTTTGGAGATTTAAACACAACTACAAACAAGAAGGTATCCTTGACAAAATCATTCCTATTTGGAAGGCTAAAGGAGATATTACAGATCCTGATAATGGTCGTGATTTAATTCTTGAGTTAACAAAAGCTAAAACACCAAAAGGCGCGACTTACACGGTTATCCAAACTGTTATGTATGACGACCCAACCCCAATTTCTAAGGATACGGATCAAATGGCTGATTGGGTTGGTAATGAAATGACTTGGGAGGATGTTTATTCAAAAAAACCTGTAGAATACCTTGAGGCACTTGCAAGAGGAGAAACCCCAAGATGGGATTCTGAAAAGGGCGGATACGCTTATTCAAACAATGAAACATCTGAAGTTTCTATTGGAGGCACAAAATCAGTTTCAATTACTGAGGTTGCGGACCCACAAAAAAATGATGAAGTAGACGAAGACTTACCATTCTAATTTAATTAAAAAAACTATAACGGGAGCAGTTTATTGTTCCCGTTTTTTTATGTATATTTTATATAACAATTATTAATTATTATGGCATTGAAAAAGAAAGAATTTAGTTTAGACGCAATAAAAAGTAAGTTTTCCACCAAAACAAAATATAAACCCGAAAGTTTTTATAATTGCGGGGAAGCGTTTATGAACTCTTGTGGATTACCCGGACCTGTAATGGGGGGTGTTAACATGTTTTTAGGGCACTCAAATACTTCAAAAACAACGGCAATGATTCTTGCTGCGGCTGACGCACAAAAGAAAGGTCATTTACCTGTTCTTATTATTACTGAGAAAAAATGGTCTTGGGAACATGCAATTGAATTAGGATTGCAAGCGGAGAAAAACGAACTTGGTGAGTATGATGGTATGTTTATTTTTAACGATTCATTTGATGTGATTGAACAAGCAACTGAGTTTATTAATGAAATACTTGATTCTCAAGAAAAGGGAGATATACCTTATAATTTATTGTTTTTATGGGATAGTATTGGTAGTGTACCTTGTCAGATGACTTTTGATGGAAAAGGCGGTGGAATGCACAACGCTAAGGTACTTGCAGATAAGATTGGTATGGGGATTCATTCAAGAATCTCAAAATCTAAAAAAGAAGAATATCCTTATTATAACACTTTGGTGATTTTAAATCAGCCTTGGGTGTTACTTCCTGATAATCCATTTGGACAACCTGAAATCAAGGCTAAAGGTGGTGAAGCGGTATGGTTGGCATCATCATTAGTGTTTTTATTTGGTAATCAGAAAAAAGCGGGTATTAGTCACATTGACGCCACTAAGAATGGTAGAAAAGTGTCGTTTGCAATTAGAACAAAAATTTCTATATTAAAAAACCATGTTAATGGTCTTGGATATAAAGATGGTAAGATCATTGCAGTACCACAAGGTTATATTACAGACACAAAAGAGTCTTTGGATAACTATAAGAAAGAATATTCAGATTATTGGGAAACAAAATTAGGATATTCAGATTATTCTTTAGACGAATCTGATGATGACTCTGACGAGTAAAAAAGTATTTTCAAACAACTTAAAAAATTTAAATGATTAAAACTCTTGTTATTGACGGCAACAATCTACTAAAGATTGGGGTTTGTGGGGTCAAAGATTTTTATAATAACGGAGAACATGTTGGTGGGATTTGGCATTTCTTAAACACAACCAAAAGATTTTTAGATGAAGGAAACTACAATAAAGTTGTGGTTTGTTGGGATAACGAAAGTAATTCAACACAGAGAAGATTATTTTACCCCAATTATAAACTTAACCGAAGACAAGCAAATACCGAAGAACAACTCCATTCATTCTCATATCAAAAAACAAGAGTAAAACAATATCTTGAAGAGATGTTTATAAGACATATTGAAATTGATGATTGTGAGGCTGATGATATTATTGCGTACTATTGTAAAATATCTAAAGACGAACACAAAACTATATTCTCAAGCGATAGAGACCTTACACAGCTTATCTCTGAAGATGTGAGTATCTATTCCCCAATTACTAAAAAACATTATAAGAATGGGGATATGATTAAAATGTGCGATGTTGAAATACCTCATTATAACATTAAAACTTGGAAAATATTATCTGGTGATAAGTCAGACAACATTAATGGAATTTATTATTTGGGAGAAAAAACATTAGTTAAGTTATTTCCTGAGTTACTTGACAAAGAAGTAAATATCTCCGATATTTTAACAAAAGGGGAATTACTTTTAAAAGAAGATAAAGACAATCCCGCATTAAAAAACCTGTTAAGTGGTAGAACAAAAGATGGTATTTTTGGTGATGAGTATTACGAGATAAATAAAAAACTTGTGGACTTATCGGAACCACTAATAAGTGAAGAAGGAAAAGAATTAGTTGAATCTTATTATTCCGAGTCGATGGATCCCGACGGAAGAGGACATAAGAATTTAATTAGAATGATGATGGAAGACGGACTCTTCAAATACCTACCTAAGAGGGACGATGCTTGGGTTAGTTTTTTGACACCTTTTCTAAAATTAACAAGAAAAGAAAAAAACAAATTTAAAAACAAAAAAAATTAAAAAAACAAAATGAAAGAACAGGATATTACAAAGACAGAATTTTTGTTAATGTGCAACGACAACATCGTAGTTCAAAGATTCTTTAATGTTAGAGGGTTTAACAAAAACGCTCATAAATCGGAAGAATTTTATAATCATGTTGACTATCTTTGCCGCGATCTCAAAAATGATTTAAAAATGAGATCAATAGTTTATATGTTGGACCACCAATACGATATTTTAGAGAATCCGGAATTACTTAATACATCAATTACTGATGGTCCAGAAAATTTTAATTTAATTATTAAGGTAGGAGATATGACAATTTGTCATAGACGGTTTGACGCAAAACCATACCCCCCAAAGGTCAGATATACCGTAGACCTACGCCCAAAGTTAAAATCTATCATGGCGGAGTTAACTGACATTTTTTCAGGTCAAAAATTTAATTATTTTTATCCCGAATTTATTAAAAACTAGGACTATTTATCTTTACTAAAGTAAAAAAAAATATGGCGACTATCAAAAATTTTGAGTATTTAGGTAATACATTTCAGTTACAATTGTTAAATCAAATTATTATAGATAAAGACTTTTCACACTCAATTCTTGATGTTATTGAAAATAATTATTTTGAAAATAAGTACTTTAAAATAATTATTCAAATGGTTAAAGAGTATTATATTAAATACGATCACACACCATCCTTTGAAACATTAGAACAGATTACAAAATCTGAACTACAACAAGAGATTGCATCCAAAATAGTTTTGGATACAATTAAGAAAATTAAGGACTCACCTATAGATGGTGTAACTTTTGTTCAGGAAAAGGCGTTAAAATTTTGTAAACAACAAGAGTTACAAAAAGTGATGGGTAAGGCTCAAAAAATCATCGATGGTGGTGAATTTGAAAATTATGACACTCTTGAAGAATTGGTTAGAGGAGCTTTACAAGTTGGGGCAAAAGACACAAGTATATTAAATGTATTTTCTAATATTGATCAAGTGTTAGAAGATGATTATAGACACCCAATCCCAATGGGAATACCAGGTATTGACAGACTATTAAAAGGTGGTTTAGCAAGAGGTGAAATTGGGGTTATTTTAGCACCAACAGGTGTAGGTAAGTCTACTATTTTAACTAAGATTGCAAATCACGCATTTAATATGGGAAATAATGTATTACAAATATTTTTTGAGGATAACCAAAAGGTAATTCAAAGAAAACACTACACATTATGGACAAAAATACATCCTGATGATTTATCAGAAAAAAGAGAAGAAGTTATCTTAAAAGTTAAAGAAGTTGAGGAAACAATGACAAACAAATTAATTTTAAAAAAATTACCATCAGATACTGTAACTATGTTACAAATTAAGAACCAAATTAGAAAAATGGTTGCGGATGGTACTAAGATTGATATGGTATTATTGGATTATATTGATTGTGTAGTACCTGACAAACATTTAGGGGATGAATGGAAAAGTGAAGGTTCGGTAATGAGAGCATTTGAAGCTATGTGTCACGAAATGAATCTTGTAGGTTGGACTGCAACACAAGGTAACAGAGCTTCAATATCGTCCGAAGTAGTGACAACAGATCAAATGGGTGGATCAATTAAGAAGGCACAAGTGGGACATGTTATTATAACTGTAGCCAAGACTCTACAACAAAAAGAGTTAAAGTTGGCAACAATAGCAATTACAAAATCAAGAATCGGAGACGATGGCGTTGTGTTTGAAAACTGTAAGTTTGATAATGCAATGATTGATATTGATACTGAAAGCTCAATGACCTTTCTTGGTATTGAGGAACAGAAAGAAGAAAGACAAAGACTAAGAGTTAAAGAACTTTTAGAAAAAAGAAAAGAAAGACAAACACAAAACAATTAACAAATAAATTTAAATAAAATGAATATTTCGCAAAAAATATTAAGTGACATTACTGTCTTTATGAAGTATGCCAAGTTCCAACCCCAAAAAAATAGGAGAGAAACTTGGGAAGAGTTGGTTACTCGTAACAAAGAAATGCACCAAAAAAAATACCCTAAAATTACAAGTGAAATCGAAGAGGTATATAAAATGGTATATGATAAAAAAGTATTACCGTCAATGAGATCTTTACAGTTTGGTGGTAAATCAATTGAAATTTCACCAAACAGGGTTTACAACTGTGCTTATATGCCAATTGACCATGTTGACTCTTTTTCTGAAACAATGTTTTTACTTTTAGGAGGAACAGGAGTTGGGTATTCAGTTCAAAAACATCATGTTGAAAAATTACCCGACCTTAAAAAACCAAACAAAGAAAGAACAAGACGATACCTAATTGGTGACTCTATTGAAGGATGGGCAGATGCTATTAAAGTATTAATGGAATCGTATTTGGGTTACAAATCGTCAACACCTATATTTGATTTTTCAGATATTAGACAAAAGGGGGCAATGCTTGTTACATCGGGAGGAAAGGCGCCAGGACCACAACCATTGAAAGATTGTATTCATAATATTACAAAAGTTTTGGATAACAAAAAAGATGGTGAAAAATTAACACCAATTGAAACTCACGATATTGTATGTCATATTGCAGATGCGGTATTGGCAGGAGGTATTAGAAGAGCGGCACTTATCTCATTATTCTCGGCTGACGATGAAGAAATGATTTCTTGTAAATCTGGTAGTTGGTGGGAACAAAACGCACAAAGAGGTAGAGCTAATAACTCGGCAGTACTTCTTCGTCACAAAATTACTAAAGAATTCTTTACAGGTCTTTGGAAAAGAATTGAATTATCAGGGGCAGGAGAACCGGGTATCTATTTGTCAAACGACAAAGATTGGGGAACAAACCCTTGTTGTGAAATTGCACTTAGACCATTCCAATTTTGTAACCTGTGTGAGGTTAATGCTTCAGATATTGAATCACAAGAAGATTTTGATGCAAGAGTTAAAGCGGCGTCATTCATTGGTACATTACAAGCGGGATACACCGATTTCCATTATCTAAGAGACATTTGGAAACGAACAACTGAAAAAGACGCACTTATTGGTGTTGGAATGACAGGTATTGGTTCGGGTGTTGTTTTGGGTTATGATATGAAAAGAGCGGCTAAGATGGTTAAAGAAGAAAATGAAAGAGTTGCTCAGATGATTGGAATTAATAAATCAGCAAGAACAACAACGGTTAAACCATCAGGTACCTCATCGTTAGTGTTGGGAACATCATCAGGAATTCATGCTTGGCATAATGATTATTATCTAAGAAGAATCCGTGTAGGTAAGAATGAATCAATCTATTCTTACTTATCGAATAATCACCCTGAGTTGATTGAAGATGAGTTTTTCCGTCCTCACGACACTGCGGTTATTGGTATACCACAAAAAGCACCAGAAGGTGCAATCATAAGACATGAGTCTGTATTTCAAATGTTAGAAAGAGTTAAAAAAGTGTCTCAAGAGTGGATTAAACCTGGACATAGAAACGGACAAAACTCTCACAACGTATCTGCAACGGTTTCAATTAAAGAAGATGAGTGGGACTTGGTGGGTGAATGGATGTGGAATAATAGAGATTTCTACAATGGATTGTCAGTCCTACCCTATTCTAATCATACCTATAAGCAGGCACCTTATGAAGATTGTACTAAAGAAGAATATGAAAGATTACTAACGACATTAAAAAATGTTAATCTTACAAAAGTAATTGAATTACAAGACAATACTGACCTACGAGGAGAGGCTGCTTGTTCTGGAAATCAATGCGAGATAGCTTAAAATAAAAAGTATTACCAAATAGTGAGTTATTTATATTTTCTCGCTATTTGGTATATTTATATGTATGGGAAAAAAAGGTATAACAAAATATTTTGGTTTATTTGAAAAAAAACAAAGATTCGGTAAATATGAAGTAATTGATGGTAATGTCACTATGGATGGTGAAGCTAAAGTTTTTTGTGTTTGCGATTGTGGAGATATACATAATGTCGCTTGTTATACACTACTAAAAGGTACTAGTAAGGGATGTAAATTATGTACACAGTCAAGACCTAAAGAATTGAATCCCGCTTGGAGAGGATACGGAAATGTGCCGGGGAGAAAACTATCAAGAATCACCAAGGGTGCGAAAAATAGAAACATAGAAATTAATATAGAT